TTAAGTGATACAGTGTCGCAAATAGATTGGAGAGGAAAAGCGCGAAGTGATAGATTTGGAACCGTCCCAGCGATGTAAGGAGTGCTAGCCAAGCGCGCCGCAGTGGCAGGGGTAGCGTTATTGCACGTTACTGTAACAGTATAACGAATTCGAATATTACGACCGACAAGCGTTGAGTTTAGGCCTCCCGGCGTAACAATATTATTGAAGTATATTTGTGAGGGGAAATTTGGACCGCCATCTGCAGGTACGGAGAAGTAGTTGACATTTTGTCCAGTAAAAGGGACAAGCTCGGTATAAGTTGACGATACATTTACCCGATTATCGAGTACAACAGTAGCATCGATTGTAGACATTTTATTCTATATAGAATAAAATTTAATTTTTTTGTTGGTTGGGATTAATCAGTTTTATTTTAGAATGCTAATCGAGAAAAATAACTTCGACAACCTGTTTGGAGAGATGCTTTTTGCTCTTATTGTGCTTTGGGAGAGAGGAGCGAATAAACTCAACATCGCAACACTCACATCGAATCATCTCACTACGTTGTGCTTTTATTTTATCCCTATTTGCAAGACGATACTGCTCGTTATACTCTTGTTTGGACTCTTTATGGTCTTCATTGTATTGCTTAGTCTTTTCAATGAAAGATGGGTCTTGTTTCTGCTTTTGATAATAAGAATGTTTATACTCTTTAACTTTGTCCGAATTTTTGAGAGCATATTCTCGAACATTCGCGATAATCATCTCTCGATTTTTTTCATAATGACGTTTAGCCTTCTCGCTCATTTTATCTTTATTTCTTTCATAATATATTCTGTATCGGTCTTCTTTGCTAAGATTATCAAATGCCCGAATACCATTAATAACATTATCTCCCAACAAATCCATCCATTTTTGTTCTGCTTTTCGAAGATCTACCCGATTTTCAAAACTATCTTCTTCTAGCAAATTAATTTTTACCGTTTCCAATTTGCATTGTGAAAAAATTTGAAATGACCAACACCAATCTCCATCGTTTTCAACATATTTTTTATATCCTGCCTTATGTTCAGAGAACCGTTGATTTATTGTTTGGCATGTGCTTCCAATATAAATATCTGTGGTTTCGGTTGAAGTCAAAGAATAAACAAATCCTTTCATTTTATTATATTAGCGAAAATATAATAATCAGTTTTATTTTGGAATTAAAAGCTAAATTTTTTTATAAAATCAAGCTTGGCGTTCCAGCCAGACCCAGGATTTAACAGCAGTGGATAAGTTGTTCCATCGATATAACTATATTGAACATACAATTGAACTCTGTCTATCGCGTTGTTGCTAGCAAGCGCAAACGGGCGAAGGAAATTTGGTTGATACAATAGCCACCCGGAATTATCGATCGATCCAGAGGTATCAATATCTACATCCGTTATAACGTTGTTAGACTGATTATTTTTGATGAAACTTTGGGACACATAGATGGTTGTGGATGAAAAAAGAATTTTGTCAAGCATATTGAATGTTGTTATAGATTTATTGTTTTGCGTAGTTGAGTAAGGAGCCGTTCCATTCGCAGACAGATAGACTAAATAATAAGTTGGATCGATTATATCAATATTGGAATTGAAAATTAATAAGTTATTTAACCCAGGACTAAATAGTATTCCATCAGTTGACAGCGGAAGCCCGTCCAATGAATTTACATATTCTTCGTCATATGTAAGAGTGCATAGGCCTGTTGTAAAATTCAAGCTTATACTCGGAGCTGTCAAAAGTCCGGCTCCATTAATGTTAGCCCGCACAAACGCGGTTTTAAAGGCGACATTAATAGCGTCGATAATGACTTGATAACTATAAATTGGAGCTGGGCCAGCATCGATGTTTTCTCCATTTTTCGCAAAAATGCATCCTGAGGGGACAAATGTGCTAGTCCAATTTGCGGGCGCCAAAGTTTGTGCTGGATATGAAATTAAATTATTTGTCGCCGACCCTGTCGAAACAATAAATTCTCCAGTAACAACGTTTCTGGTCACTCCGACTATTGGGGAGGAACCTATCAATTGCGACTTTATCAATTGTTGGTTTGAAATTGTATAATCGACAAGCGAGCTATTAACATTGACACTTTTGAATGCGCAAATTGTTTGATATCCGGTGTAAGAAAGCGCGCTCCAATTTTCAACAACAGTTCCGACAAGTGATCCTTTGTACACATTTCCAGTAGTATCTGTAAAATAAATATTGTTTGAACTGCTTCCCATTGTAACAGCATTAATGGTGACGGATAAAGCCGGATTAAATGTTATCGGAGTATTATACGTATAATAACCTATTGGAGCGCCAGACGATATTTGGAAAAACAGCGGAACACAGCCGGTGGGATTTTCTGGAGATATGAAAAGAGGGCTCTGATATGCAAGAGCTATTGGATTAGGCAAAAAATCAAGGTATTTATTGGCTCCATCAATCCAATACATATCAAAGCCGTTTATTGTGCTACTTGGAATACATATTTTATGCCCTACTGAATCCAATTGGAGCGAAGTAATTCCATCTTGTGTCGCAGAAAAGCCAATGAATTTAGTTTGTGGTAAATATCCATTGGGACTGTTTGGATTTGAAAATGGCCCCGCGGAAGAAGGAATACCTGAAAAACTACTACCAAATGAGCAATAAAATAATGCGATTTGGCCCAAGGTCGCTTGTTGCCCCAGAATAATTAAGTCATTTGGATGTAGCCCGTCATTGCACATACCATAAACACGTTCAAATCCGCAAGATATCCAAGAGGTTTCTGTTATGTTCTCAAATGCTTGTGTGCCAGAATTATAGCTAAAATAGAAAAAATTTGTCCCTTCGGATACACAACATCCAGATTCGGTATTACAGATTGTAATAAATAAATTTGGGGTTACGGAGAGTCCATCAATTATAGCACTTGGAACTGAAGCCATTGTTATGACATCAAAAGCGTATATACTTCCTTGACCATTTGCCACCATTAGAAGACTACGATTAGCAACACATTCACACACTACTGCACATCCGCCACCTAAATCGGCGGACGTATAGGCAACGTGTCCTGTTTGAGTTTTATTCCTGTCCAGTGTGTACAAATTGAGTCCTCCAGTAATCGGGGCAAATTGTCCGCCAGCTCCAGAATAGTCTGCTTGTACAACTAAATAATATGTTCCAAAATCGTAAAAACCCAAATTAGGATTACCACTTCCGGTAAAAGACGTTGTTCCAATTGTCGATACAGTATTAAACACTCCTTGTCCTACGCCTGTTGTGGTTATGGCTCCAGATCCGGTGTTTCCAACGGAGCCCGGCAATTCTGTCCAAATCTGATTCGGAAGCACTGGCTCATTTGACATATATAAATTATGATCATTGCCTACACAAATTAATTTTCCGTCGATTTTATTAATGTCGAACGTGTCAATAATGACTAAGGGAGAACTTGTTACTAAAAAGTTACTATCGAAGACAGACAGTGATTCATTTGAGTTATAAGTTGTAAGAACATTATCCGTGACCAAACGTGCGTACCAAGTATTAAATGTGTTTGAGCACGTGCTTGTTCCTACAAAGGTAGTGTTTGCAAATGCCGGGTTTGATGTTGTCTTATTTGGCACTGTGTAGAATATACCAGTACCTAATCCTACACCGAGTGCCGTTTTCCCATCGAGACAAACAGTTGGACAACTCCCCCAATTTCCATTCAAAAAAGCAGGTTCTCCGGTCGCCAAATCAAAGCACGTCCCATCTCCTCCAACCTGTATTCCATATAGATCATCAAATGGTACCCCAACATCTGATAATACAAATGCGTTTTGACTACCAAGTATTGCCGAATAATTTCCCAGATTTAATATTTCTGAGAGAGTTATAGGGGATGAAACAGGATTGTAAAGAGAATCATACAGCTGTATTTTATTTGTATCGTATCCGATTATAGTTGTGTTATCAGAACACACTGTTACAATATTGGTGAGAGCAGATCCAACAAAATCTTCTGTCAATGTCTTTATAAGTGTGAGAGCGACTCCAGAATCGCTATTGATATTTGAAAACACATAGACTCCAGAATTTTTAGAGGCAAGATAAATATTCTGAGCCCTGTCAATTGATATGCATTGCAGATCAGAGTATCCAGTATCCGAATAATAAACTTGACGAGGATTACTATTAGAGAATACATAAAAAAGAGACACAGGCCCGTTTGGGGCGGAGCTCCCGATAACATAGATATTCTCATAATCATCAACGGCGATACCTACAATATATGCGACATATTCGGAAAGATATACAATTTCAGAGGAGGCCAAAACTCCGGACGGAGAATATTGAGACCTAGTAACAGTCCCTCCGAATGCATTCCAAATATAATTTGATTGCTGGGAGTTCAATTGTTCGACATACGCGGACCCAGAAATTGATCCTTTTCTGAGTTCAATTTCCCACGCGTGAAATGGGATATTGGATTGTGTGAGTGGAATAGTATCAAGAGGAACTTTCGCCTTTACAAGTCCTACTTGGAATTGAGACGCGTCTTTGATAAGCGGGAAAATTAATTTTTCGTCTACGATTGCGGGAGCCTGTCGACCTGTGGGCGGTATATATTGGGCCACCGTGTAATAAACGTTTAATGTTTGGGCAATGTTAGACATTTATTAAAGAAATAAATTATTTAATTTAATTCTATTACTCCGATTTGTGAAGCCCCGAAGAGTCATCCGAAACCGTTTAAATCACTATTACACTGTGTTCTCCTATAGCATATTGTGGGATTGTTTTCTTGAAGAAGACACATCGAGTCTTCATTGCCATAATCTGATCTATAATTTTTTTATCTAATCCAGCGTATGTTGACAATAGAACTTTTACATCTCTTTTATTTGCTGATGGAAATAAGGCATAATATTGGGCTTCTCGAATACATACTTTAGTTGAATGACCGTTGCAACAATTATGACTCACTGTAATAGTGCTTGTGAACCGATGACGCCCTCTTTCCATAAAAATATCCCTGAGTTCAAGATACCGTTTTGCAACTTTCTTCGGGAAACTCTCACAGTCGTCGAAAATAACAATACTATGCTCTGGAACATCTTCGATTGTGAATTCCTTTTTGAGTTCTTTTTCGACATCATTCAGATTGACACGTATAAGATTTTTTATTTTATCCATTGCTTTATCTTTCTCAACTGGAGAAAACAAGAAAATGCCTGCCCCTTTTTTTACTGGGTGTTGTTTTAAAAAATCTGCTATCCAGTGCGATTTACCGCTTCCAGAAAGTCCTGATACGAATATTCTATAACTGTCCTCTTCTATCACCGGAAATAAATCTGTTTCCGTCCCGTAGTCAAGATGTCGTTTCAAAGATTCATTAACATAATCTTTAGCATTATGATATTTACGGTTTAGTTTTCCATCAATCTCTTCTCCTTTTTCGTAAGCCGATATCAACTCCTTTATATCCGAAGTTGATAATTTATTATCGAGATGAAGATATTTTTTAAATATCTCGATTTTGTGCTCCTTGGTTGTATCGAGTTCGGATTCGTCCTCCTCATCTCGAATATAGATACAATCTTTCTTGTCTCCATCTATATTTGCGACTTTTCTACCGCTTGTTAAAGAAATCATTTATAATACAAAAAATAAAATTAACTATAATAAATGAAGAATGTTCTTATGATCGGTTGTGGTTGTTTAGCCAAAACAATGTTGGAACTTTGGAAACTAGAAAAAATAGTAATTGATAAGATAATAGCCATAGATCCAGTAGAATGCGAACTGTGGGTAAAGGAGATGTATCCACAAATGGAATATAAATGTATGGCATTGACAAAGAAGAATCTTGTAGCCACATTAAAACCGTTGTTGGAATCTAAACCCTTTGTATTTGATTTAAGTGTCGACGTGGATTGTATTCCAATTATTAAACTCTGCAGAGATATGGGGTGTATCTATCTCAATTCCAGTATAGAGAGTTGGGGAGATAAAACCCCTTGGATATTAAATACAACTGATAAGGGATTGTACGATCGGAGTCTTTACAAGCGTCAGATGGAAGTGGAAAAACTACTTGGGACGAAAAAATCGAGCACCATTCTAACCAATCACGCTCAGAATCCGGGAATGGTATCGAGCTATGTTAAGCGGGGATTAATCGATTATGCAAAAAAACACGGAAGTCAAGAGGATAAACAGCTTGCTAAAGGATTAGATTCTGGAAAAATTAAGCAGACGGAGTTTTGTAAATTGGCAAAAAGTTTGGGATTAGAGGAAGTCCACATTTCGGAGATAGACACCCAAAAGTTCGACCCCAAATTTAGCAAGAAATTAGAACATGAATTTTGGTTCTATTCTACTTGGTCCCCAACTGGATTTTGGGCAGAAAGTCTCGATCCAGTCCAGATGGGGTGGGGAAGCAATCGAGATCCTAAAGAAGGATATAAACCGACAGTTGGAGAGGGAAATGTTAGAATCTTTCCAACGCGTGGTATGGATGCAAAGTGTAAGAGTGTGACTTTGGGATTAAAAGGCGAACAGATTCCAGTTAATGGTATGCTTATCCCACACGCAGAAGCCGATACAATCTCGAGTTTCTTAACGGACGGGGCATATTCTCCCAGTGTCTTCTATGTCTACCAACCATCTAGTTTGGCTCTTGAAAGTCTTGATTGCTTGAGAAAGGCCAAATATCATCCACCGCCTCCGGAAAAATGCTACGCTATGCGAAACGACGATGTGCTTTCCGGATTTGATAGCGTTGGAACTCTTCTACTTTTCAAGGATGGAAAGGCGCATTGGACTGGGAGTGTTGTATCGGTAGAGTTTTCACGAGGTCTCGGATTTCGACATAGTAATCCAACAATTGTTCAGGTGGGTGCCGGTGTTTGGGGGGCGATGAAATGGATTGAAAATAATCACAAACGATTAGGGTATCTTGAACCAGAGGATCTCGATTATAAACAAATCCTGAAATACGCCATGCCATATCTTGGACGGTTTTATAGCAAAACATTATAATTTAAATTTATTATTATTATTATAATAAATGTCAAACCCCGCACTTTATATTGGTAACGTGCAAGTAAGTAATTTTCCAACCTCTCAAACAGTCTCTGGGACTGTAAATATTGCCGGTACTACTGGTTCTTCTATAAACGCTAGTAATAATTGTATGAATGTCGGTTTATATGATTCTCTCGGTGCCCCGTTTACTCAGGCGCATTCAGCCGGAGCATTGGATGTAAATATAGCCACCATATCTTTTGGGCCATTGAATATCGCCGATAGTGCCGGAGACACGTTAAATGCTTTGGGTGGTTCTTTGCAAATTGCCGTGTTCGATGGATCGGGTGATAATCCCATTTCTTCGACAGCTGGAAATTTGAATGTCCAAACCCAAAGCGGGCTGGCGCTCGATTCTTCTATTCAAACACTAATAAACCAAAGCCTCAATAACGGTGGGACTCTGTGGAGTGCTACAGTAGTTAGCGATTCTGACTTTTCCACTGCCATTGACCTAACTAGTAAACAAGTAGTCACTGCAAGTTTTTTTGGGAATGTCGCATGTAATATAGCCGACACACCAACAATTACGATTTATTACAGTGCTGATAATACGACCTTTTATGAATCTCAAAATACTATGCAGGGCCTGAACGCAGGCGGGGGAGATTTTAGCCTCGACTGTATTAGTAACGCCCATTTTATTCGGGCTAAAATTACTGGCCTGCTAACTGGCGGTGCTGGGTCTGGGACTATTACTATGTATCTTAATTGTGCTAATCCGTAGCTTTGTAGACGGAGTAAAAACATATCGCCTCCCTATTTTTTTCCGTCCAGTCATCTCCTGTTCTCAAATCTATTTTACAAACGTCGAGACAATCTTCGCCGTAATATCTATGTAAATACTTCTCTGGATTATTACTGCCTTTAACAATTATATTTTCGAATACATAATCTTGTAGCGGATAGAACTCTTTCTTTTTATAGAAACAATTCTTAAAATCAATCCGATCAAATCGAGACCATAACCGTACTTGGTCTTGATGCTTTTCCCATTTGAAAATATCGAGTGTTGGGGTCCCAATTGTTGCCCCTGTCACTGTATTTTTTACCCACATCCCGCGCACAAAAACTTTTATTATTGCCGGAGAAATAACATCGATGGATATTTCATACTTATCATTTTTTACTATATTTGTATAGAGAATGTGTGCCAAATCATTGAAATCAGTGTGGAAGACACCAATGTCGACATCATCATCAAATGGTATTTGCCCTTTGTGTCGGACTGCTCCAAGAAGCGTTCCACCATCGATAAAATATGGAATCGATGCTTTTTCCAAGGCACGAGCTACCTTGTCAAGGAGCATAACTAGCACTTCCTTGTGCTCAATAGGTATGTGGTATATTTCTGGTATATTCCATTCGGTCATTTGTTATACCATATATTTTTTTATATTATTATTATTCTAAGACCTAAGAAAAAAGGTTGTGGGCTCAATGTCGGGCCTACACGCACTTTTTTCGCCCTACACGCACTTTTTGAGGCTCTACACGCACTTTTTAAAAAGTGCGTGTAGCATTTTCAAGGTGTCGATGCCTTGCCTACACGCACTACACGCCCTTTTCTTCTTTTTTTATTAAATTATACAAAAAAACAAGAAAAAAGTGTTCCAAAAAGTCCTAAAAAAGGAGTAAAAAAGGTCAAAAAATCAAAAAAATCGCCTTTTTATAGAGAAGTTGGAAAAAAAGTGCGTGTAGGCGTGTAGTGCGTGTAGAGCCGACATTTCAACCTGTCATCAAAACGATGGGCGTGTAGGACGAAAAAGGCGTGTAGGACGCCAAAAAAGGGCGTGTAGAACCGACAATCACCCTGTGAACCTTTTTCAAGCGAAAAAAGAACCTGAACTTGCGTGTTCCACGCTTTTTTTGAAGGTGTTCCACGCTTTTTTTGAGGCGTAATGCCTTGATGTTCCACGCTTTTGTGGGTGTTCCACGGATCGAAAAAAGGGTGGAACACAATTTTGAAGGCACAACGACCCTGTGTTCCACTGTTCCACGCTTTTTTATTATTTTTATAATAGTTATAACAAAAACAAGAAAAAAGTGTTCCAAAAAGTCCAAAAAAAGGTCCCAAAAAATCCAAAAAATCATCATTTTCCCATAAGATTCGTCGTTTTTTCGTGGAACACGCGGAACAGTGGAACACAGGGTCGTTGTGCCTTTTCAATAAAAAACATCGTTAGTGGAACAAAAAAAATCTGTGGAACTGTTCCACCAAAAAAATTATTTAGTAAAAATAATTTTTCCTACAACACCAAATTAATATCTGGATTAACATAATCATCTGTTATTTCTTCGCACCCAATCGGAATAATTGGAAGTATTGAGGTTATATCCAAATATCTCTTATTTCCAGATATGGTTCGGCGTCGGACACAGTCGCCAAATGATAATTTGCAAAATTTGGCGAATTTGATTTTTGAATAAACTCCAGATTTTTCTCCAGCGTCAACCACCCAATAATTAAATTCTGAATACAATATGTCCAGAGTAATGTAGACTTTTTCAATCACATTTGTCCCAACAGAAGAATAGTCCATAGTATCTTCCAATTTTCTATCTAGAGCACGCCCGTTCAAAATATAATTCCCCTCTTTAATTTCGTTGAAGAATTTGATTGGTTGTTCAGCCGTTTGCATTATCATCTCCTTCCTCTCCTCTGTCTTAGGAATATTAGTCAGATCAAGAACAATTTTGTAGTTGAACAAATAGGTATATAACGCATTCGTTGCAGTCTCATCATTCATCTCTGAAAGGACAGTTTTGAAATATTCAGTATCCCCTTTCTTGGAATCCGAAACTTTAAAAACACACGTTCTGCCATCATTATTTTCTATTTTCAGATTTCCATTCAATAGAGCCATAAAATTGCAATAATCAATTACTTGTTCTTGGTTAATTCCTTTTTTATTTTGAGATTGAATAGAGTCTGTAATTCTCGATTTTAGCGATTGGACTTTTGATTCAGTGATTTTATCATTCCCTCCATTGTTTGCTTCATCAAAAACAACCAAGATTTTGTTGGAAATTAACCCGTTAAAGTCTCCAATAGCATCATTCATACTACCTGTTTTTGTCGCATTGGCAAATCCGAAAATTTTGGAGACCAATGCCTCGGCAATAAGTCCTTTTCCAACCTGTGTATCCGCCGAATATAATATCATCATAACTCGGGTTTTAATTTCCGGATACTGACAGATATGTGCTAACCAAGTGATTAAATAATCGTATCTATCTTGTTTATTATCGCATAACACAAGTTTGATATGGTTTAGAATTTTGGGGCATAATGTTTCTGGCTGAGGTGTATCAATCAACTGAGCCTTCATACCAGAAAAAGTGTTGAAAATCTTCAAATGGTTTTCCGGCAACTCTTTTCCAAATGGGGTAAATGCCAGAGCATTATAAGTTTTAAGGTCTTCAATCACTTCATCCAACACTGTCCTTAATTTACAAGTTTGATTTCCTTTCTTGTCGACATATTTGCACATATAGTTAGGTTTTTCTGTTGTTTCTTCTAAAACATAAGTTTTGCAATCAACCTTTGCATATTCAATTTTCATATAATAAACCTGTGATTTTGCTTTCTTAACAATTACACATACCCGATTAAAATTTCTTCTCACATAGTCGAGCAATAGGCTATAATCATCAAATCTATGTCCTAGTATATAGTCTACAAAATCACCCCAAAAATATGTAGGATCATCGTTAAATACTCCGCATTTTGAAACGATTTTCGCTTTTCCAAAATATGCTTTATACTGTCCAAAATCTTCACGCGCCCAAAAATGGAGACTCGCCTTTGTGTAAACTCCTTCGGAGCCCGCAGATCGGGAAAGAGATTTATTCGCTCCATTTCTTGTGGCAGATTTAATGATTGATGATAGAATAGGTTCAATCGCGTGCTCTTTTGAGTTTCGATACAAGGGATACAATTCCGTCGAGATGAAGTCTTCAACATCTTTTTGATTTGGGAGTTCACCCTTGACAACTTGCGTCGACAAGTATGCGAAACATAGGTTCATAAAGGATTTATAGGTTATTTTATCGGTTGAATTATCGCACAAACTGTGAGTTTTAGCATTGATTTGGTTGGCAATAAGAGTGATTAACAACTCTACTTCGTCATCCTCTTCATCAAGAATCTTTGTTGGAGGTTGTGTTGTTTCGAACTTAACAAGATTCTTCTCGAGTTTTTTCTCTTCGGATTTAATGAGTTTTTGGTTATCGCTATACTCTTCAATCGCTCTGATGCAGGCGTGTCTTTTGGAAGAATCGGAGTTTTGAATGAAAAATTCTTTGATGGCTGCATCAACACTCGCTGAGTGCCATTGTGCGCATAATAGCGGTCGAGTTGTGTCCTTGATTTTGGTAGATTGAATCATTCTCATACTGCGATAGATGCTAGAAACTGCATTATCAAAAATCTCTTCTCCAACGTAAAACTGGTTCAAAAATGTTTCGAAGAGTTCATACCACTTCTTGGTAATCTTGTTATTTTCGAACACATTTAATCGGTTAACAAGATGCAATGAAACCTTCCAAACACCTAGTTCTTTGTCAAGTTTAGAACTGTCGGTAATCCTCCAATCTGTTAGAATATCAGAGTTGGGGAAATATTCGTTGATAAATTCATTCCTGATGGAGTTGAAGCGCATAAATATATTTTCTGGATTCTTAAAAGTTGTTATGTTTTTGTCTGCTTTCAAGTCGATGTCATAATACTCATTTATTGGACTATCACCGTGAAGAAATTCATAGAAGTGTTTATCTTTTGATTCGAGACCTGAATAATAACTTAGGAAAGTGTCAATGTCTGGGCAACTCCCAAACATTTTTCCGTTCGATTTTTCATTATCTGTAGTAAAGTAGAATTTGTGGTTATTTTCTTTAGCATTTTCTAACATTGGTTTTTGTGTGGTGTATACCTCTCTCCAATCTTTCAATTCAATAATAACATTTTCTGCCATCGAGTTCATTTATTATAGATTCTGGTTTTTTAAATTCATTTTTATTATTTTTTTATTATAAAAAAAATCTCGGAGACAAATTTTATTTTAAATTTATATTTAAAAAAATATTTACTATAAACAAAGAATGACAAAATTTACTTTCGCGGGCAGAACATTTTCCAAAAAGTCTGACTCTACAACGTATTATATGGACTATTTCAAAGCAAAACTTGAGGCCAATGAACAACTTTCTGAAGAAGATAAGGCTACGCTAAAGAATCTTGTTCGGCTCAACAAAGATATAGTCTGCATTGAAAACATCACCGATTTCAGACTAATTTATAACAAGTTTCGGGCTTTCGAAGCACAATATAAATTGGATGATTTATGGATTGCGTTTTCAATTAAGCGATGTATTGTTGGAAAAGGAAAAACTGATATCGCAAAAATCTCAAAACTCCTTCGAGAGTCTGTAAATGACCAAGTCCAAGCGTTTCGGTACGGTCAAATGATTAATAAGTGTCAACTGTGTTCTTCGTCTCAATATCTCGAAGTCGACCATATGGAGCCAATATTCTCAACACTCGTTAAGCAATTTATTGGAGATGACCCTGTTTTGGAAGAGATTGATATTGTAGAATTCCAAAAGTTCCATAGGGAAAAAGCACGGTTTAGATTGCTTTGCAGCGCTTGTAATAGTGCAGAATTTACTAAGCGAGGACGAAAGAAAGTTTTAACTCGGGAAGAAGAAATTGAAGCACGACGTATTTACAACAAAAAGCGATATGAAACTATTAAAGCAACAGCCATTCCAAAATAATATGTTTATAATTAAACATATTTATGTGCAAAAATTCATCCAGTCAGTGTTACCATTAGTGGGGACTATGGTTCTACGGTCAACGTTTTGGATCTCGAAATTAACGCTTTTACACTCGTGACACGTTTTCATATGAAGTTTGAAAATGTGATTAATTTCTCTGGGTGATTTTTTGTAAAAAACTTTACCGCAATTGGCAGTCATGATAAAATGTTCAGTTCCTTTTTTAATCAATGGCATTTCGATATACTATTTAATTGTTATTAAAATAAATCAGTTTTATTTTTGAATTCTATTTGGAATCGATCTGTTATTTTTTTGTTGGAAAAACTCTCGAATGTTGCTCAATGGCAATACTGTCATCACAACGACAAGATTATCTGGCTGATTCAACCACGGATCGGTGTTGAGAGTAAATATACCTTTTATCTCTTCAAATGACAAATTTCTCCACATTGCAAAAACGGCAGAATATCTCCCGCAAGTAGCAACTGCTCCACTTTTGCGTTGATAATCGTATTTATTCCAGTCGCAAACTCTCCCGTCCTTCGCTATCAACTGTGTTAAATATGGAGGAAAACGTTGATCATATGTAGCCCCTAAATGTGTCTCGGCGTCAAATTTATAACCATAGCTGTCGCTAAAAGACAGAGAGCCTTCATCATTTTCTCGCAAACAGACAAAATGCCCAGTGTTGATAGCAGATGTCTGGTACAATAAAATAACAAAATGAAAATTACCCAACAACTCTTTTATGCTTGAAAAGTTTTTTAAATCGCTATACAACACTGGCGCCCTACCAGTCAATGTTTTGATATCTACACCCGATAAATCTCTGCCTTTATAATAATTGACCATCATTTCGATACTCATTTAATATTATAAAATAATTTTATTAATATTTCCTTGCCCACAATTTTTTGTGGTCAACAATTTTAGGCTTTTCCCGTGCAAGAGCTTCAAGCTTTTTAATAACAGACGGGTTATTCAACCCAGAAGTGAGTGGTATAGTATTGTGTCGATCATAGAAACCCCCGCCGAATAATCCCTTTTTAACATATGAAAAACCCTTTTTGCCCGCTTCTGTCTCCATTACCTTTTTTACAATCGGCTCGGCAACCTCATAAATTTTTTTCCCAACATTGAACGCTTTGGTCCCAAAAGATATTATATCGCTCAGCCCCTTTCCTGTTACTGGAACAGTTTTAGTCTTCTTCTTAAACAACCCGCTTGCGTGCATTGTTTTAGGAATTTCTTTGCGACCTTTTTCTAGGTGCTCTTGGAGAGCTTTTTCTCGAGTAGCTTTTTGATTTGCAGGTATTGCTTTACCGTTTATTTTTTTACTACGTAGTATAATGTTTGACTCCTCCAAAGAGAGATCTGAAATACTTGCGAGCCGTTTAGCTTCTTCTTTTTTAGCTGTGTCAGACATTTTGCTACTTAATACTGCATCAATTGCAGAGTCCAAAGAAAAGAAAGACTTTTTTCGCGATTCAACGGACGGCGAAAACATACCCTGTGATTTGAATTGTATAGGTTCCTCTGTTGGAGATGTAAAAAGTTCTTCTGGTTCTTCTTCTTCTTGTGGGTGAACAAGTCCGATATCTTTAAGTGTGCTAAT